TGGCGGGGTGGCTCTTTCTCTTGTGGTTTGGATCCTTACGACACTGATCGAGGTAGACAAGCGCACGGCTGTGATAGCGACCAAGGTTGATTCCAATCATGCGATGCTGACGCCGCTGTGGGAAGATTTTATCAGGAGAAGTGGTGATGGCAATCTCGCGCGGATCAATGCGACAGCAGGTATCCAAGCCGCCGCAGAAGCGAAAGTGGAGCAAGACCCGCAAATCAAAAGTGAACTGCAAGCGCCCTCGTGGATTCAGCGAGAGAGCGCATTGCGCTGGTAAAAGGAAACGAAGGAATGCCTAAAGATGCATGCTATCACAAAGTTAAGGCGCGATATCGAGTCTTCCCGTCGGCGTATGCTAGTGGCGCCATCGCCAAGTGCCGTAAGGTCGGGGCCGCAAACTACGGAACCGGTGGCAAAAAGAAAAAGAAGAAGAGAGCAACAGGGGGCATCGAGGATCAACGACCAAAAAGAGCTTTTCGAGGAAAAGCTGTGAAGGGAACTGCGGTAGCTCGTGGTTGCGGCGCCATCATGAAGGGTCGTCGCAAACGAACCAAGGGTGCAGTAACACAGTCTTGATCCATGCGTTTCTGTTGATGGTCTATGTTGGGATAGGAGATGACAAACGAGTTGTAAGCAAGGACATGTACTTCCGTAATGTGAATGAGTGCACCTACTTCGCCCAAGTGCTCCATAGGCAGGGCAATGAAATTACAGCGTACTGTCTACCCAAACTCGTGGATGAAAACACAAAGGTGTACTGATGTTAGCCGAACTGGCCGCAGCAAATGCAGCTTTTGCAGTAATCAAGCAAGCTGTATCGAATGGGAAAGAAATTGCTGCTGCTGGTAGTGCAATCGCAGAGTTCGTTGGTGCGAAAGAAAAGCTCCAGCAGAAGGCGCAGAGAAAAGGTGGTGGTTCTGACCTCGAGGAGTTTATGGCCTTGGAGAAGATCAAGGAGCAAGAGGAACAACTGAAGCAGATCATGATCTATGCGGGGCGCCCTGGACTATGGCATGACTGGCAAAAGTTTCAGGCAAAGGCTAGGATAGCTAGGCGGGAGGCAGAACAAGAACGTATACGGAAGCGCAAGCATCATTTTGAAGTAGCTGCTATCACGTTTCTTTTCGTTGTGCTTGCTTCAGTTCTGGCCTCTGTTGTTCTTTTAATTTTGCATTCCCAAGGTAGGCTCTAATGGCAGTAAGGAAAACGAAAAGTGGCCTCGCGCTTAAAAGGTGGTTTAAGGAAGACTGGAAAGACCAGAGGACTGGTAAACCATGTGGGCGTCGCAAAGGTGAAAAACGGGGTACTCCATATTGCCGCCCCACTAAGAGGGTTTCCTCGAAAACTCCTAAAACAGCCTCCGAAATGACAGCGGCTGAAAAGCGTAGCAGGATTAGTCAGAAGAAGCGTTTAGGTCAACCAGCCGGCAAGCCCCGGCGTGTGAAATCACTGAAGAGGAGAAAGAAACGTGGCTAAAAAGTTTCCAGACCTTAACAAGGATGGCAAGGTCACTAAGGCTGATATCTTGAAAGGTCGAGGTGTTCCGGGTTTCAAGCACGGGGGCGCTATGTGTTCGCCGCGCAAAGAAGCCGCTGGTGCCATGACAATGCCGACTCGTAATGCAACTCGCACGAATACTTGAAGATTGGATTCTTGACGAACTATGCAAGCCGGACGAGTTCGTAAACGGTAACGCGCTGTGTCCTTTCGCTCGAAACGCATGGTTGTCTGAAAAGGTTAAAACGCGAGAAGAAGTTGGTGACATTTGGGACGCGGTGTACGAAGAAATCGCTACGTTCGACGACACATATCAAGTAGTTGTGTGTGGTAACTATGGAGAAAAATACACCTATGACGACCTCGAGGCAGGTTGTTTCGCATTGAACGGATGGTTGGCCGCAACAGGTGTCGATATCTGGCTGCTATCGTTCAAGGACAGGGGGTTGAACATGATCTTTGTGCAACGCCTTACCGACCTAGACAATGCTAGTGCAAAGCTGGAACGTCTAGACTACTATGTTAATTACGATCCGGACGATTATAATCGTCTAGTTAAAATGCGGAAGCAGAGGAGAATTGAGTTATGCCAGGAATGAAAAAGCCAATGCGTAAAATGCGCGGTGGAATGGGCATGAAGAAGAAGGCCATGCGCGGCGGTGGCGCCATGATGAAGAAGCCCGTTATGGCAAAACGCGGCAAGGCCATGCGGAAGAAGTAAATGGCAACATCTGGATCCAGAGATTTTGACCTCGACGTAGCAGACATTATCGAAGAGGCGTACGAGCGGTGTGGTCTCGAAGTTCGCACCGGGTATGATGCGCGCACCGCCCGTCGGTCTCTGAATCTGATGTTTGCAGACTGGGCCAACCGTGGCCTGAATCTGTGGACCGTGAAGCAAGCGACACAGTCCCTAACATCGGGCACGGCGACGTATGCATTCAACACCACGTACACCGACCTGCTGGAGGTTGTGCTTCGACGTAGCAGCGTAGATTATCAACTCGACCGCATGTCACGCGGCGAGTATCTGCACCTGCCCAACAAGTCACAGACAGGTCGTCCAAGCCAGTTCTTCTACAACCGTCAGACCACGCCAGAGATCACACTGTGGCCGACGCCTGACAGTTCCAGCGACAGTATCGTGTACTACTATGTGCAGCGCATCGAGGATGCGGATGCCTTGGTCAACACGACCGACGCGCCGTTTCGGTTTTTGCCCTGTATGGTTGCTGGCCTTGCATATTACCTTGCTATGAAGAAGGCGCCGGAGAGGGTGCAGCTTTTGAAGGCGGTGTATGAAGAAGAGTTCCAACGGGCAGCAGACGAGGACGAAGATCGCGTTGCATTGAAACTGCAACCGAGCATGCAGTATTTACGGGTGAACTAATGGCAAGGTTTGCTTCAGGCAAAGATGCTTACGGTATATCCGACCGGTCTGGTTTTAGATATCGGCTGGTCGAGATGGTTACAGAATGGAATGGTTCTAAAGTAGGCAGAGACGAGTATGAGCCGAAGCATCCGCAGCTAGAACCTATTCGTGTGGGACCAGATCCACAGGCGATTCATGACCCGCGCCCGGATCAACGCACTGAAACTGCTGTCTCTCGTTTGTTGCCGTTAAATCCTTTTTTATCCGGTTCTGCGGGCACTGACGTTGTTACTGTGGTTGAGCCTTCTCATGGACGCACCACAGGAGATATTGTAAGGTTTGAAAAAACGAGGTCGTTCGATGGGTTTTCAAAAGCAACTTTGGAGAATTCCGGTGGTTATACGATTACTGTCACGGATTTTAACCTTTATACCTTCACCGCGTTGTCCGGCACCGCAGCCACGGGTAATCAACGCGGGGGCGGTGAAAATGCGACTGTCGGGGTAGAACCGGCAGCAGTCATAGCGGTACTGAAAGCGGCGTTTACGGTAAGTGTTTCGGGCGCCGCCGCCGCCACGACATATGATTCATCCAGCATTACGCTGGACTCAAGCACCAGAACTTTTGACGAGGGTTAAATGGCAAAGCAAACAGTAGGGATAGGGTCGAGCGCCAATGACGGCACCGGGGACACTCTCCGTGCTGGCGCTGACAAGATAAACGATAATTTTAATGAAATTTACGCTGCGCTAGGAAACAGTTCTAGCGTATTGACGGATATCATAGATGCCAACGGTCTTTTTGACGTTAGCTCTGGCGCAAACAAGATTGTTTTCTACTACGCAGCTTTGAGTGATTTACCCAGCGCATCTACTTATCACGGAGCAGTAGCTCACGTTCATGCCACAGGCGGACTTTATTTTGCTCATGGAGGCAACTGGATACGACTGAATGACGAGACCACTGGCCCTGTAACAAAATATACCGCTGGCACCAATGGAAGCTCGGCATACACATTTACTGGCCCCGGCGCTACTTCAGGTAACAATCCAAATTTCACCTTCTACAAGGGCCACACTTATCTGATTGACAACACGGCCAACGTGAGTAGTCATCCATTGCAGATCAGGACATCTAATGGTGGTTCGGCTTTCACGACTGGTGTGACAGAAAATTATAACTCTACGACGGGCTTGACGCAGTTTATCGTTCCGCACGAGCCAAGCGACACATCTCTTGTTTATCAATGCACC